AAGTCAAACGGCAGTTCCAGCGGAATATATCATTGTATTATCGCGACGTGGCCGACGCCTATAACGACGATACGGCAAGGGTCGTTATCCGCTATAACGATATCAGCGCGGTATTGGTGAACACCGCCGGGGTGCTCGATCATTCCGGCCTGCTGGTGAACGGCGGGACAGAAAACCTGACCATTACCATAGGCCAAATGCCGGAGACGACAGAAACAGAAATGAGCTTCACAGAGGCGGCGGCGGGGGCGTTTTAATCATGACGAATTATAGAACCGACCTGATGGACGAAATCTTGACAAGCCCCGAGGCGCGGAACATCGTGGGCCAGGTATCGCCCATTTATGGGGCGGCTTTCGTCGCCCTTTGGCTGTTCCAAGTCATCGGCTGCCAGCTGGACGATATGGAGGAATGGAGCCGGGCCTTTCAGGCGGAAACCGTTCCCCAAACAGCCACATGGAGCCTTGACTACTGGGAGGAAAACTACGGCATACCCCGCAACCCGAACATGACGGCCAGCCAGCGCCGGGCGCGGATTATCAGCAGAATGCGGGACAGAGCGCCTATGGGGCCGGCAAAGCTGGCCAAATATATCTCTGATCTTGCTGGGATGGATTGTGAGATCATCGAAAATACAGGCAAAAACCGGTTTAAGCTGATTCGCCATGACCAAGCAGGTCCAGCGGAACTGATTCGCCAGGCTTTGAACCAGGCCAAACCTGCCCATTTGGTTTATATCCTGAACATCACATGGCAAAATGAGGTCCAGACAAAAGAAGTTGTTGCAGCTATGCTGCGTATTCTGGCGCGGATGCAGACACGGCCAGAAAGCCGGTTGAATCGGCTCAGGCTCAAACCACCGGCGTTTCAAAGCCGGGAGACGATCCGCTTGTATAGCTGCTGGACGGCACTTCTCCTCAATAAGGAAACTTTCCGGTTCCGGCGTCTGACCATCGGCGGCGGTGTGAATAACTGGCGGGTCAATGACATTTCCTTTGATGGTGAGACGCTGTTTAACGGCGCTATCCGTTTTGACCAACAGGTCAGAGCAGAAACCATATTGGGCCTGGGAATCAGCAGCCCTCCGTTTCGGACTCGGGAAGCAGCGTGGCTCGTCAACAAGCAGTCTGCACGAATACAGGGAAAGGAAATCGCCAATGCAAAACTTCGGATGGGCTATGGGGCACAGACCAGCACAGGGGCAGCGGCACAGGGGGTAGCGAAAACAGCGGTCCGCCAGCCATACTCCACCAAAGCCAGTCTTATCACAAACAAGGATTTTACTTTTGACGGCGGTTATACATTCGATGGGAGCAAACACTTCAATGCCAACGGGGTAACCCCGCTTTGAACAGGAAAGGATGAAAGAGCATGGCAAACGAAAACAGCATTATCACGAAATTTCGACGGGAACAGCTGACTAAAATCACTTCAGGCGCCATTGATACTATGGCCAAAATCGCCTATATCGCTTTGGGCGACGGTGGCGCGGATGAAGGGGGGACAATCATCCAGCCCAATGAGGAGCAAACCGCTCTGGCCCACGAAATCGGGCGCTATGAAGTGGAGGCGCCCGCCTTTCCGGTCTCTACCACAGCCCGCTACACAATTACTGTGCCGGAAGGCGAGCTTGCAGGCCAAAAGATTACTGAGCTGGGGTTGCTGGATGCCGACAGCAAGCTGGTGGCCATCCGCAACTGTTCCCCCAAAATCAAGGACGCTGACGAAGAATTTACCTTTATTTTTGACGATGAATTTTAAGGAGCAGACAACATGGGAAAAGACCTGAAGAACCAAGCGGCAGAAGTGGGACGGGGATTCTATGAGCTGGAGGAAAAACCAGAGTTTCAGGAACAGGTGGAAAAGCTGCTGAATTCCGACTCAGTGCGGGCGGAGGGGAGCTTTTTCGAGCGGCTGATCCTGCGGATGCTGAACAACATTAAGGCGGCATATCAAAGAGCGGAAAGCTTGGCCGGAGCGATTGGCCGCCCTGGCGGCTCGGCAAGCTTGAATGAAAGCGGGCAAATCCCAGCCGATGAGTTGCCGCTGGGACTGCCTGGCGGCGCAGCAGAATTGGATAAAAACAGCAAAGTACCGGTTGTCCAACTGCCGGCGGGAACGCCAGACGGGCTGGCTACCCTGGACGGCGAAGGTAAAATTCCAACTGCTCAAATTCCCGCTTTGGAGTATGACCCCAAAGGCGCAGCTGCAACAGAAGCAGCAAAAACACAAACGAACTTGAACAACCATGCGGCAGACACGACTAAGCACATTACAGCGGCAGAGCGCACAGCCTGGAACGCCAAGGCTGATGCTTCTGCTCTGACCTCCCACATCGGCAACCAAGCCAACCCCCATGGCATTACTGCTGCCCAGGTTGGGGCGCTGCCGCTGGCGGGCGGGACAATTACGGGGAATCTGACGCTGAAAAACAGCACCAATTATGGGTGTAAGCTGAATTTTGGCGACGGGGATTATGTGCATATCTCTGAACCAACAGACGATTGCCTGGAGATCAAGGCGAAAAAAATCAACTTTGTGCTGAGCGACACTACGGCGGAAAACTTTACGAAAAACGGAAATGCGGCTGCGAAAACCTTTACTGCTACCCTGAGCACATCCTGGAGCGGCAGCGGGCCCTATACCCAGACGGTGACAGTGAGCGGGCTGCTGGAGGTTGACAACCCCATTGTGGACGCGGTGCTTTCCAGCGCTACATCCACGGCCAAGGCCCAACGGGACGCCTGGGCTCTGGTGGACCGGATCACCACAGCGGCAAACAGCATTACCGCCTATGCCTATGACAAAAAGCCGACAACGGCGATACCAATTCAGCTGAAAGTGGTGAGATAACATGGGAGAAGCGTTTTTGACCAGGCGAGGCGAGGGAACGCAGGCTGTAGCGATTGAGCGAGTGACAATTAACAATGGGGAACAAATACTGCCCATCAATTCGGTAAATTTTGGAGATTTGGTTTTCAAAAGTTCTGGTGGTTCTTACTACAACGGACTATCGTTTACAGATGATATAGATTATTACTTTTCCAGTTATGGGCCTGCTCCAGATGATGTTTGCTATATGCCAATTTGTGATGGATATCTGGTTAATGAGGATAAACAAATCTCTAGCGGCGGTTCGAGTTATTATTTGCACACGATTATGAAATCAAGCCAAAAACATATGGGGACCTATAACAGTTCTGTATCCTATACTTACCCGATTGCGGTGCGAGATGACATTGCGTTGTGCAGTGGCGGCTCAAAGATGAGCACTTATAAAATTTCCTCTGATGGGACAATTACAAAGGCGAATGACTATGCTGGAACTTCTGCTACTTTTGGGAGCGTACGGGCAGGAAAGCTGAAAACTGGATATTTTATTACTGGCAATACAGGAGCGCTGCTGATCGGTTCTGTGAGCGCATCGGGCAGCGTTAGTTTTGGCTCCAAATATGAGCTGCCTTCCGGGATATCTATCTCCAGCAATGGGTTGCGCAATATTCAAATTATTAGCAGCTCGGCTTGCTTGGTTCCATTGAACGACGGAATTTATCGAGTGGATTATTCTGGAACATCCATTACTAATGTGAGAAAATGTACAGTCAATATGGGGAGTAGCGGTCTTGCTGCGCCAGCCTTTTTTGAATATTTTCAAAATGGATGGGGCATTGTGCATACTTCAAAATATGAAGGAAGCGACAATTCAAGATCTTTGCTGGCTATTTTCAAATTTGACGGCGCAATCACTTTTACTTATAAACATTTTAGCCCATACAGGATGGAAACAAGGGAATATGCTTTTAGCCAAATCAATGATTCCTACGCCGCATTCGTAGGAGTTGGCTACCGAGGAAGTAATGGGGATACCAACAGAGCACTGAACAAGATCATTTTTCTTAAGATTACCACAGATACTTGTGCCATCGTGGGAGAAGCTTTATCGCCGCTGGGTAACAGCGCCAGTAGCTCCAGTTATGGAAGTGAAGTTTACCCAATGGGTCTGACAATGCGTGGGATCAACTTAGTTTTAGAATCTTGTGGTTCTTCTGTGAAAAGGAAAAAAATTACTAATAATCGGTTGCCTTATGGCATTTGCTTGGGTGTTGGAACAGCTGGGGCAAAATATCCAGTTGCGGTATTGTAACCGGCATAGCAAACCCCCGCTCTTTCGGTTATCCGTAAAGGCGGGGGAGCAAGGTCTCTATTCATAATGGCCGCGGCAGGCGGCGACAACGATACAACCGTCTTGCTGGCGGTAAACGATGCGATGTTCGCCGTCAATGCGGCGGCTCCACCAGCCGGAAAGCTGGCCGCGCAGAGGCTCCGGCTTGCCGATGCTGGAATAAGGCTGGCGCTGGATATCCTGGATTAGCTGGTTGATGCGCTTGAGGATTTTCTTATCCTGGGTTTGCCACTGGCAGTAATCCTGCCAGGCTCTCTCTTCCCAAAGCAACCGCATTATTCGGCGTCCAGCAGGCAGTGTTCGGCCAGTTTGGCCCGGCCTGCGTCAATATCGGCGGTCACTTTTTCCAGATAGCGCTGATTTGGCTCGGAGTAGAAGGGGTCGATGGAAACCTCGAAGGGGATGCGCTTTTCTCGACTCATTTTCTTGGCAAAAATGGTGAATGCGGTGCTCATGCTCATACCTAACTGCTGGCAGGTTTCTTCCATGCTCTTCTTCAGTTCTTCATCCATGCGAATACTGACCATTGTCTGCGCCATTGTATCACAACCTTTCTATAGATAGTATATGCTGTTTGTCAGGATATTGTCAATACATTTGAAATACAAAAACAATCGAAAGGAGCATTTATTATGCAAGCGAAACTGATCTCTCACCGCAGTTTGACCCTGCTTCCCATCCCAGCTGCCGTTATCCGCAAAGCCGCCATCGTCTGGCTGGGGGGCAAAACCATGGGCCAATGGCGCAAGGCGCAGGCGGAGCCGCCGGACTTCATGCTCAACGGCAGTTTGTGGGACAAGAAGGGGGCCATTGGAACTATTTTTCGGGATGGGAAGCAAATCCGCAGCGAAGGAAACGGCCTGGGCTTTGGCTTGACCGACGAGGGCTGGGCCTTTGGCGGGCCTTGGGACAAAAATTGGCGGGATTATGTCACCGGGACGCCGGCATTGATCTGGCAGGGCAAGGCCGCCGGCGGGGATATGCCGCTGGCGGCAGACGAGAGGGCCAAAACCCGCCGCAGCGCCCTTTGCGCCGCCGGGAATATCCTGTATCTGGTCGCAGGAAAGGGGTTGACTTTGGCGGAATTTACAAATCAGCTGCTGGAATTTGGGATGTACTATGCCTTGAACTTGGACGGCGGCGGCAGCTCCCGGCTGATGGCGGGGGACAAGGCGATGAACAGCCCCACCGACGACCGGAAGTGTCCCAACGCCATTGCAATTTGGCTGAAAAAAGAGGATAAAGAGGAGGAAAAAACTATGAAGAGCATTTACTTATCGCCCAGCGCCCAAGAGAACAACGTCGGCGCGGGTGGCTACGGCACAGAAGAGCAACGGATGAATCAGCTGTGCGATCTGGTGGAGCAAAAGCTGAAGGGCCGATACAAAATTTATCGCAATCGGCCGGAAATGAGCCTCCAGCAGATTGTGGCGGACAGCAACGGCAAAAAGCCGGATATCCACCTGGCGCTGCACAGCAACGCCGGCGGCGGAAAAGGCTGTGAATGCTGGATCTGCGCCAAAGGCGGACAAGCGGAGAAGCTGGCCCAGAAGGTGTATGGAAAAGTGACGTCTATTTCCCCATTTGTTGGGCGGGGAGTCAAGGCGAGCAAAAGCCTCTATGAGGTGAACAAAACCACGGCCCCGGCGGTGATCTTAGAGGCGGAGTTCCACGACAACGAGAAAGGCGCGGCCTGGATTGTGGAACATATGGAGCAGATCGCAGAGGCTATTGCCCAAGGAGTAATGGAGCATTTTGGGGATTCCGCGGCAGAGCCGCCCGAACCTCAGCCGGAGGAAATGACGGCGGAGCAGGCCGTTGAGAAACTGGCTCAGGCCGGGATCATCGACACGCCGGAGTATTGGAAAAACGCCGTGCAGTGCGTCAAGCATCTGGATGGTCTGCTGGTGAAGATGGCAAATAAACTGGCATAGAAGGAGGAAGAAATATGGATTATCTGACGAATTACATCAAGCCGGAGCTGCTGATCCTGATTCCGGTGCTGTACCTGATTGGAATGGGGCTGAAGAAAAGCCAGAGCGTGGCCGACAGCAAAATCCCCGTGATTTTAGGGGTCTGCGGCGTGCTGCTGGCGGCGGTCTATGTGCTGGCCGCGGCGCCCATTTCCGGCTATCAGGCCGGCATGGCGGCTCTGTTCACCGCAATCACCCAGGGCGTGTTGTGCGCCGGCGGCAGCGTTTACGTCCACCAGCTGCTCAAGCAGCGGAGCGGGGAATAGGCCATGTGGGAGGCGATTGCGGCCTATTGGATGCAGTGGGCCTGCGGCCTGCTGGCGGCGGCCATAGCGGCCCTGTGGCGCTGGGCGGCAAAGCGCCTGACCGCCCAGCGGAAGGACAGCGAGGCCCTGAAAGCCGGCGTCAAGGCGGTGCTGCATGACAGATTGTGGCAGGCCCACAAGCACTATATGGCCCAAGGCTGGTGCAGCCTGGAGGACAAGAAGAACGTGGAATATCTTTACCAGCCCTACGCCGCCCTGGGCGGCAACGGAACCGGCAAGGACGCCTACCAGGATATTTTTGACTTGCCCACCAGGCCCAAGGATGAGGGATAGGGCGAGCAAAGCCGCCAGAGTAAAACGGCCTGGCGGCTTTGTTATTGAATGAACCTCAAAATGAACCCCAAATCTTATTTTTAAGGCGTATGCACCTCAAATGAACCTCAATATTTTTTATTTTTTCTGCTTCTATTTTATCAGAATTTATCAGACGCAAAAACCCCCTAAAGCCTTTGGGCTCCAGGGGGTTTGAGGGGTTTCAAAGGGGAAACTATCTCTTGGAGAACTGAGGAGCGCGGCGGGCGGCTTTCAGGCCGTACTTCTTGCGTTCTATGCAAATGATCCGAGCAATTTCAATGCTTTTGCGGGTTAAATTTTTTTATGCACCTGAAAATGAACCTCAATTCGGGCTGCCGGCGAAAGCCTGATTGACTTTTGAAATCAAATCTTTGGGCTGGTTATAGGTCAAGTGCGCATAGATGTCCAGCGTGATTTTGGCGTGTTCGTGGCCTGCCAGCGCTTGAACGGTTTTCACATCGACGCCGGACAGCAGCAAGTTCGTGATATAGGTGTGGCGCAGTTGGTGGGGCGTCACGTCAAAATCGACGCTATATACCACGTTGCTGTTGTGGGAGGCCCACTCTCCCAGGACGGGGGTCACGGTGTGCGGGATTTTTTGGCCGTTGACATAGCGGTAATAGGTCCGCTCCCGGACGGTGCGCGTGCGCACATACCCCCAGACCCGGCGCCATTGCGTCGCCGAGAGGGCCCCGCCGTCCCGGTTGGCGATTACCAAATCCGACTTGGACTTTGCCTTGACATCCTTCAGGCACTCTACCAGCTGAGGCGGGATTGGGATCGTCCGTTTTGCCGCCTTCGTCTTCAGGTCGGTCAGGATGACCGGCCTGTTGTGTTCTGTGTGCCAGGCCCGGCAAACGGTGATGTGCGGGGCGTCCCCCTCAAGGAAGACGCTGTCCCACTGGAGGGCCAGGGCCTCCTCCCGGCGCAGGCCGGAGTAAAGGCACAGCATGATAAATGGATAGGGCGGCAGGCCCCGGACCGCGTCCAGGAGGGTGGTGAC